GTGATACCACAATCTTTTATCGCCGATTTGCTGAACCGCGTCGATATCGTCGACGTGGTCGGCCGTTACGTGCAGCTGAAAAAAGGCGGCGCGAACTTCATGGGGCTGTGCCCGTTTCACAACGAGAAGTCGCCCAGCTTCACCGTCAGCCCGACCAAGCAGTTTTACCATTGCTTCGGCTGTGGCGCCCATGGCACCTCGATCGGTTTCATGATCGAATACTCCGGCATGGGCTTTGTCGATGCCGTCAAGGAGCTGGCGCAAAACGTCGGCATGGTGGTGCCGGACCAGGATGACAAGATTCCGCCGGCGCAACGCGCGCAAATGCAGGCCCAGAGCCTGGCGCTGACCGAAGCCATGACCCGCGCCACCGATTTCTACAAGCTGCAACTGCGCAGCGCGCCGGAGGCCATTGCCTACCTGAAACGTCGCGGCCTGACCGGCGAAATCGCCGCCCGCTTCGGCCTCGGCTACGCGCCGCACGGCTGGGACAATCTGCGTTCCGTGTTCCCTGATTACGAGGTGGTGGCGCTGGCCGAGTCCGGCCTGGTGATCGACAAGGTGGACGAGGATGGCGGCAACCGCAAGCGCTATGACCGCTTCCGTGAACGCGTCATGTTCCCGATCCGCAATACCAAGGGCCAGGTGATCGCCTTCGGCGGCCGGGTGCTGGATCAGGGCGAACCCAAATACTTGAATTCTCCCGAAACGCCTTTATTTTCAAAGGGCTTCGAGCTGTATGGCTTGTTCGAGGCGCGCCAGGCGATCCGCGACGCCGGCTACGTGCTGGTGACGGAAGGCTATATGGACGTGGTGGCGCTGGCGCAGATGGGCTTCCCGCAAGCGGTGGCGACGCTGGGCACCGCCTGCACCACCCATCACGTGCAGAAGCTGTTGCGCCAGACCGACACGGTGATCTTCAGCTTCGACGGCGACAAGGCCGGCCGCCGCGCCGCGCGCCGCGCGCTGGAAGCGTGTCTGCCGCATGTGACGGACAACAAGACCATCAAGTTCCTGTTCCTGCCTACCGAGCATGACCCGGACAGCTATGTGCGCGAATACGGCAAGGAAGCGTTCGAGCAGGAAATCTACGAGGCGATGCCGCTGTCACAATTCCTGATCAAGGAAGCCTGTGGCGAGCACGATATGAACAGCCTCGAAGGCCGTGCCCGCGCGCAGTTCGACGCCAAGCCGATGTTGCAGGCGATGACGCCGACGGCGCTGCGCCTGCAGATCGTCCGTGGGCTGGCGCAGCTGACGCAGACCTCGCCGTCGGAAATCGAGGTGCTGTTCGAGCTGTCCAAGCCGGTGGCGCTGAACAAGATTGCGCCGCCACGCGGCGGGCGGCCGCAGCCGAAAGGGCTGGAGCTGCAAATCATGCGCGTGCTGGTGGCGCATCCGGCGCTGGCGCTGGAGATCGACGCGGCGGCGCAGGCGGCCTTCAGTTTCTTCGGCCAGGAATCGGCCGAGCGGCTGGCGCAGCTGGTGGCGACGGCGCGCGAGATGGGCGAGGGCGGGGCGTTTGCCGCGTTTGCCCAGCACCTGAAGTCGCTGGGCGACGATTACGACAGCCTCATCGCCGAAATCGTCAAGGAACCGGAGACCGAGCGCGATACCGAGCGCGTGGTATTGCGGGCGGCGATCCGCCAGGTCAAGCACGATGCGCTCAAGCATGAGTTGAGCCAGTTGTTTGCGGCCGGGCTGTCGTCCGATGAGATTGGGGTGCGCTACCGCGAGTTGACCGCACAGCAAGATCAGCTGTTGCGCGAGGCGCAAGCGGAGTTGCCCATCCGTTAAGTTGTTGTTCGTTTTGTAGCGTAACGTTTCTGTCATTATTCCAATGCGGGAAGTACCGGTCTTCCCTCTGGAAATTGAAAAGTGACGTGCTATAATAAAACGCTAAGTGTTGTATGTTTTGGCATCGTTTTTCTGTTCAGAGTGTGTTTGTTTTCAGTGAGTTAGGCTCTTGATCGACGCAGAAGGATGGGTGTCGGCGGCCAGGGCCAGCTACGGTTGAGCAAATAGTCTGTTTGCTATCTCACCGAGTCACGGTTTCTTGCCCCCGCGCACGTGTCTGATGCAGTAGAATTCCTTGGAGTTCTATAGAGGGCGGTCGGCCTGACCCAGGTGTAAGTAAGTCGTAGTATTGTCGGACTTGTGTAGTCGGCAAGTTCGAAGACGTAGTGATCTAAGGATCGAAACTTTATCCGTAATCGAAAGCGCCTGTGCCAATCAAGAAACCTGAATCCAAAGCGGCTGAAAAGCCGACTAAAGTGAGCGCAAAATCCGCTAAAACGGCTGACAAGCCGGAGACGCGTGTTGCCAGCAATCCGCCGGCGGTCAGCCAGACCACCGACGCGGCCACGCTGGCAGCCATCGACACGTCGGGCTACGTGTTGCCTTCGGTCAAAGTGCCGGGCCGGCGCGGGCGCAAACCTAAAGAATTCCAACCTGAGAACGACGAAGTCGCTGCACTCAATGCGGTCGAACGCGCCGAGCTGAAGGCGGTCGACAAGGCCAAGGCCAAGGACCGCAAGGCCAAGGAAAAAGCGCTGCTCAAAGATGCGTTCTCGTCGGATACGGAAGCGACCGAGGAAGAGCTCGAACGCCGCCGCCAGAAACTCAAGACCCTGATCAAGTTCGGCAAGGAACGCGGTTTCCTCACGTACGCCGAGATCAACGACCATCTGCCAGACAATATCGTCGATCCGGAAGCGATCGAAGGCATTATCGGCACCTTCAACGACATGGGCATCGCTGTCTACGAGCACGCGCCCGATGCCGAGACGCTGCTGCTGTCCGACAATGTGGCCACCGTCACCAGCGATGACGAAGCCGAGGCGGCTGCCGAAGCGGCGCTGTCCACCGTCGATTCCGATTTCGGCCGCACCACCGACCCGGTCCGCATGTATATGCGCGAAATGGGTTCGGTCGAACTGCTGACCCGCGAAGGCGAGATCGAAATCGCCAAGCGCATCGAAGATGGCCTCAAGGACATGATCCAGGCGATCTCGGCCTGCCCGGTGACGATTGCGGAAATTATCGCCGCGTCGGACCGCATCCGCGCCGATGAGATCAAGATCGACGAAATTGTCGACGGTCTGGTAGACGATAACGAAGATGCGCCACCAGCGCCGGCGCCCGCTGCCAGCGACGAGGACGAAGAAGACGAGGAAGAAGAGGAAGAGGAAGAAGAGGAAGAGGAAGAAGCCAGCGCTTCCGGTGCTGCCGCCGGCTACTCGGCCGAACAGCTGGAAGCGATGAAAAACGCTGCGCTGGATAAATTCGACACCATCTCCCTGCAGTTCGACAAGATGCGCCGCGCCTTCGAGAAGGAAGGCTACAACTCCAAGGCTTACGTCAAGGCGCAGGAAGCGATTTCCTCGGAACTGCTGGGCATCCGCTTCACCGCCAAAGTGGTCGAGAAGCTGTGCGACACGCTGCGCGGCCAGGTGGACGAAGTGCGTCACATCGAGAAGCAGATCCTCGACGTGGCGGTGAACAAGTGCGGCATGCCGCGCGCCCACTTCATCAAAGTATTCCCGGGCAATGAAACCAACCTGGAATGGGTCGATGGCGAAGTGGCCGCCGGCCATGCCTACAGCGCCATCCTGGGCCGTAACATCCCGACCATCAAGGAACTGCAACAGCGCCTGATCGACCTGCAAGCGCGTGTGGTGCTGCCGCTGCCGGACTTGCGCAACATCAACCGTCAGATGGCGGCCGGTGAAATGAAGGCGCGCAAGGCCAAACGCGAAATGACCGAGGCCAACTTGCGCCTGGTGATCTCGATCGCCAAGAAATACACCAACCGCGGCCTGCAATTCCTCGACCTGATCCAGGAAGGCAACATCGGCCTGATGAAGGCGGTGGACAAGTTCGAATACCGTCGCGGCTACAAATTCTCGACCTATGCCACGTGGTGGATCCGTCAGGCCATCACCCGCTCGATCGCCGACCAGGCGCGCACCATCCGGATTCCGGTGCACATGATCGAGACCATCAACAAGATGAACCGCATCTCGCGCCAGATCCTGCAAGAGACCGGTGCCGAGCCGGACCCGGCAACGCTGGCCATCAAGATGGAAATGCCCGAGGACAAGATCCGCAAGATCATGAAGATCGCCAAGGAGCCGATCTCGATGGAAACGCCGATCGGCGACGACGACGATTCGCATCTGGGCGACTTCATCGAGGACAACAACACGCTGGCGCCGTCCGACGCCGCGCTGCACGCGTCGATGCGTGGCGTGGTCAAGGACGTGCTGGACTCGTTGACGCCGCGCGAAGCCAAGGTGCTGCGCATGCGCTTCGGCATCGAAATGTCGACCGACCACACGCTGGAAGAGGTCGGTAAGCAGTTCGACGTCACGCGTGAGCGGATTCGCCAGATCGAAGCCAAGGCCTTGCGCAAGCTGCGTCACCCGAGCCGTTCGGACAAGCTGAAGAGTTTCCTAGAAGGTAACTAAGGCTTGACTGAGATAGGGGGAGCCTATATGCTCCCGTGTTCTTCGGGCCCTTAGCTCATGCTTGGTTAGAGCAGAGGACTCATAATCCTTTGGTGCGCGGTTCGACTCCGCGAGGGCCTACCATCTTTCAATAGCTGCTCTTGGGCAGCTATTATTTTTATCGCTTCCGTTGCAGCTACGCCAGACTCTTCAATGATCTTGCTGGCGGTGTGGAAGTCAGGAACACGCTCTCCACGTGCGTATTTGCTCATCGTGGCTTGCGGTACGTCCCACAGTTCTGCCGTCCGGCGCACAGAACGTCCCTTCAAAGCTTTTTCTATCAGTTCTTCATAGTTCATAGCTATTTCCTAATTGCAATGCCTCCGAATGTAGGCAATAATGATTTCAGTGCCTCCAAACGTGGGCATAATTTTTAGTTGCACTGCCTCCGTTTGGATTCGTAAACATAGCACAGTCGGTCGCTACTGCAAACGAGTTTTCGTGACTTGTAACGCTAATTGCTTGTGCAGTGGGCTGCTTTGAGCCGGGTTATGGCGGATTGCATGTCCTCGCGGATTTTTGCTGTAGTCGGAATGTCACGGTATCTGACCGTCTGATAGCCAGCGTTTTGCAGCATTAAATCTCGGTCTTTGTCGGCTGCTTTTTTGCTGTCGTGGGTGGAGTCGTCTAGTTCGACTATTGCGACGGTGGTCAGACGTTTTGAGCAGATTACAAAGTCTGCATATTTGCGGTTGAACCTGTTTCGGTCATCGAATGATGGTGTGTCGAGTAGTGCTTGAAACGAGACTTGGGAAAGGATTGTGCACTCAGGGAGAGCGGCAGATAGGGCAAAAAACATCTGTTCTTCTCTGGGAGTCAACACTCTACGTGCCGTCAGCTTTAGTTCGGGTAGTGGTTGAAGCGCTGGGAACGACTTAGTTTTTGCTTCCTGTCGCTTTTGTTTGGCCCATTTCTCTGCCTTGGCGCCGACTAGTGATAGTGCTGCACCAAGGAGTAAGGCTGGTAATCCATATGTGAAGAAAGCGGAAAGCAGGGGGCCGGTGACTGGGTCTACCTTAAACATTATGTTTCCTTGTGGAATGTTTTCCACATTATATACGTGACTTGTAACGCTAATTATTTGAAGGAAAACTATATGCCCTCCACCGTCCGCAACGCTATCTCTCCTAAACGGGTGCGCTTCCAGATTCAGGCCCGTCGCGTCGAGCGTGCCGATGAGTCGGCTTGGTTCGATATGGAAGAGATTCGCCCTATGTCGCGCAAGGCATCGGATCAGGCTGTTTCCGACCTGAACAGGGGTGTACCTGCATTCGCTTACCGTGCGGTGGCTGTGTGAGTGCTGCCGTTGAGTGGACTTTGCCGCTGGCGCTTACCGCGTCGGAGGTTCGCGTGCTGAAGTCTGCGCTGTTGGTGGAGATTGCCGCGCTTGAGTTTCGCGTGCGGGAGGATCACCGGCCTGATGTGTGGCTACCTGCATTGAGCAGTGCGCGTCGCGTATTTAGCGCCTTGTGTGACAAGGGCAATAAGGCGTTGCTCGATCTTTGATTTTTAACGGCGGGGGAATGGCATGGGGGATTTACAGGATGGCGTGAATGTAGCGCTGGCGGCGATTGTTGTTGCGGGTGGCTTGATTGTCGGTGTGGATGTCGCCCGTGCCGCTGTCGGTTGGCTCCGTTCGGTGATTGATCCATACGATCCGAACAACCCGTATCACAACGGCAAACGCGGTGATTACGGCGATTAATAAGTGTGACTTGTGACGCTAATTCTTCTTCGCTCTAGAGGGCGATTTTAAAAAGGGTATGACCATGAAATCGAAAATCGAAATTATCCATGTAGTGCAAGTTGCCGGTACTTCGCGCAAGACCGGCAACGACTACGACATTCGCAACGCCCAGTGCGTCGTGCGTGATGCCGATCCAGCGACCGGCGAAGTTAAACCAAAGATCGGCGTTCTGTCGCTGCCAGCGCGCTACAAGGATTTGCCAAAGGGGGTCTACATGGTTGAGTTTGAGGCGACGGTGGGCCAAAACAGCCGTGTGGTTTCTGAGGTGGCGGACGTGAAGCAATTTGATCCTGCTGCACCTGCTGTCCCGGCGCGCAATGTGACGGTTGAAATTCTGAGCGTGACGCCTCGTGCGGGCTTCTCGAAAAAGTCGCTGAAAGACTACGACATGCTGTTTGCAGACTGCATCGTCCATAAGGTTGATCGGGAGACTGGCGAGGTGTCGCAATTGGTCGGTGAATTGCTGGTGCCGGATCGCTTCAAGGATATCAAGCCTGGACTGTATGAAGTCGAGTTTGAGATTTCGATTGCTCAAGATAAGCGTATCGGTGGCCGTGTGGCCGATATGAAGCCAAAGGCTGCGGTTGCCGTTCCGGCTCCGGCTAAGGTTGCTGCACCGGCTACATCGCCTGTGGTGCCGCCTGCTGCTGTTAAGGGGTAATGATGACTCAGACGGTGCAAAACGTTGTTGTTTGCGTGACTGGGAATACTGCTGCCGATGCAGTCTTTTCCACGCCGTCTCCGAAGTGCACGATCAACGGTGTGATCGGGTATCCGGTTGTAGTCAAAGCGTATTTGTCTGATCAGCCGATATCGGGTGACGGATCAAGTGGGGGAGGTGCGTGCACCAATCCTTTTTCGATGTCTGCGGAAGACGGTGGGTTGCTGTCGGCGGCGATTGTTGGCTGTTGGGCCGCTGCCTACTTCGTTCGTAGCGTTATTAACGTAGTAAAAAATGGGGTTGAATCATGAAAAGCAAAATGAAATATCTGGCCGCTCTGGCCCTGTCCGCTGGTTTCGGCGTCGCTCAAGCTGCCGGTGGTATCGACATCTCCGCTGATACCGCGCAAGCGAAAACGGACATCGCTACTGCTGGTGGCCTGATCATCGGCGTGGTGGTGGCGGTTGCTGCCATCTCGTGGATTCGTCGCGTGATCCGCTAATCGCGGGTAGTGCGCCGATGTGAGGGGCTTTGCGGCCCCTCTTTTTGTTTGTAGCGTAGGAGGTCGTATGGCTGGTGTTGCGGTAATGCTTGCGGTGCTTGGCGCGTTCTGGATTTTGCTAAATCACCGTGATTGAGGGTTATATGCGTAAACTATTTATACTGTTTATTGCAGTCATGGGATTGGTGGTTTCTCGCGGTGTTTTTGCGGCCGCGCCGGACACTCAGTACTACGTGGTGGATGGCTCTTATTACAGCTCTGTTAGCGCACTTTGTGCTTCTGAGGCTGCGCGCAATAGTGCAGCGAATGGTCGGTCTTATAGCTGCAAGAGCTTTAATTCTTCGTATTTGACGCTGGCTTACGTTATATCTGGCTTTGAGTACACTTCTGACACCTATTTTAATATTCGCAAGTGGTGCACTGCTGCGAATAAAGCGCCTGATACTTCTAAGGCGTTGGCATTGCAGTGTCCCGATCAAGAGGCGCAGAAAAAATGTACTACTGCTGCTGGCAAGGCCGTTACGTGGCGGCAGTTTGATGGTCATTCAACAAATCCAAGTGCGAAAGTTCCGGATGCTGACGTTCCATATCCCACTACTTCGGCGTCTTGCGCCATTAGCAGCGTCCCTGACGTTGTGAGCTGTTATACGGTTCCTGCATCGGATGGCGGCAAGGATTTTTACTGTAACTACACTGCGACATCGACCGGTGACGACTCTCCGCAAAATGCGCCAGGCGAGGCCGGTGTTATCAATACACCGGAGAATGCAACGCCGGGGACGACGACTGTGCCTGCTTCTCAGACTGGCGGTAAATGTCCCGGCGGGACTGTGCAAGCTGGCGCGGATTCCAGCGGTATCCCGATATGTATTGGTTCCGGCACTAATCCGACTAATTCCACGTCCACCGGGACGGTCTCAACTCCTCCTACAACGACGACTGCTGCTGATGGTACTAAGACGACTACTAGCACTACGTCCGTGACCAACAGCGATCACTCGGTCACCACAACAACAACTACTACGGTCACGTCTCCTGACGGTACGGTTAAGACAAGTCAAACCAGCACTACTGGCAATACGCCTACAGGCACGCCGGGGAAGGGGGACGACTCAAAGGATTTTTGTAGCGCGAATCCCCAGTTGACGATTTGTCAGAATTCTTCTGTATCGGGAACATGCGGTCAAACGTCTTGTCAGGGTGATGCGATTCAGTGCGCCACGCTTCGCGCTGCCGCTGCCATGCAATGCGCTCAGCAACAGGACACCGACGCACTGAAGGCCCTGCCGCAGAAGGCGTTGGGCGATCAGATTATGGGCGGCAATGATCCGATGGCGGGTCAGATTTCCGATACGTTGAAGGGTACTGACGTTGATATGAGTCGGGTGTCGTTTGATCAGTCGGGTTTTCTCGGCGGCGGAACCTGTCTTGCGAATCGTTCGTTTGTGGTGATGGGGCGCGCCGTGCCTGTGGACTTCACTACTGTGTGTAACAACATCGCGCCGTTGCGTGCCGTGATGATGGCGGTAGCGCTAATCATGTCCTATCTTATAGTTGGCCGATCTGTAGTCGGGTCGTAAGGAGCCTATATGTTTGCTGCATTTCTTCCTGCTTTGATTGGCGCGCTTGCTGGTGCGATGGCTACCTTTGCTGGCCGTGCTTTGATTGCACTCGGTATCGGGTTTGTGACGTACAAGGGCATCGATGTTGGCATTGCTGCTCTCAAGCAGTCGGTGATCACCGGTGTGCAAAGTCAGTCTGCGGACATCATTGGCCTGCTCGGTTTTCTTTGGGTCGATAAGGCGTTGACGGTAATTTTCTCTGCATTTACTGTCGCGCTTTCTATGAAGGCTATCGGCGGTTCGATTAAAAAGATGGTGAGTAAATGATTTCGCTGATCACTGGTTTGCCGGGTAACGGCAAGACGTTGTTTGCGCTGTGGTGGATCAAGCAAAAAGCTGAGAAGGAACAGCGCGAGGTCTACTACCACAACATCAAAGACCTGACGTTGCCATGGCATCCGTTTGAGGCTGAAAAGTGGATGGAACTGCCTAAGGGTTCAATCATCGTCATGGACGAGTGCCAGTTCGTGTTCGCTAAAAAGCCGAACGGCTCTAAGCTGCCTGAGCACTACGAACAGCTTGCGACGCATCGCCATCATGGCTTTGACATATTCCTGATTACTCAGCATCCAACGCTGATCGATAATTTTGTTCGCCAGTTGGTCGGCCAGCACTATCACGCTGTGCGCAAGTTTGGCATGGCGCGCAACACGATTTACGAATGGTCGGCAGCGAATCCCGGTCCTCAAAATCCGTCTTCGCAAAAATCCGCGGTGGCGATGAAATGGCCGTTTCCAAAAGAGGTCTACAGCTATTACAAAAGCGCTGAGGTCCACACGGTGAAGCGCGCTATTCCGATGAAAGTTTTCCTTGCTATCGGTTTGGTTATCGCGGTGTTGGGTGGCGGATATTGGGCGCTGGATCGCTACCAACATCGGAATGAAAAGCCTAAGCCTGATCCATTGACGGCCGGCGCTGCTCATAGTGATTCTGTGCCTGTGGCCGGCATTGGTGGTAAGCCGTCGCAAGCGGGCGGGCCAGTTGATCAGATGGCTGATGCGAAGCACTACATTGAACAGCAAACGCCACGCGTCGCCGGTCTGGCATATACCGCGCCGAAGTATGACGAGATAACCCAACCGGTGCGGGCGCCGGTCCCTGCGGCATGTGTGCAAGTCGGCACGCCTCGCAGTGAGAAGGGCGTTACCTGTAAGTGCTATTCGCAACAGGGTACGCCGCTCGATGTTCCGTTCAATATGTGCCTTGGCTTTGCGCGCAACGGATGGTTCCAAGATTTTAATGCTGAGAAGGATAGCCAGGACTCGATGCGCACCGCCCAATCGGTCAAGGTGATGGAAGGTCACAACACCGTTGATTCTGTCAAGGCTGGCTCTCAGGTGATTGTGATGGAAGTTCCTAAACCTGATCCGCCATACCGGCCCGCTGTTGGTGGCGGTTCGGCAGCGCCAAATTAACGTTACTTGTCACGGAAATTGGGAGGGTTTATGCGATATGCGGATGATCGTCGTCAGCTTGATTTGGTGGCCGGTGCAAACCGTCAGCGCGGTCGACCTGCAACGGGTGTGGCAAAGACGGCCGCTGAGCGTCAGGCTGCACGCCGGGAAAGATTGGCGCAAACGGGGAAGGGCGTGTTGACGGTTGAGGTGTCGCAGGAAGTGCTTGAGGCCCTTGATAAGTTCGTCCAGTTCAAGGATGAGAACAAGGGCAGTGTGGTTGATCGCATTTTGAAGGGCACGTTGTTGCGGAAGCGTTAATCCGCAGTAAAAGCACAAGCGGCCCGAAGGGCAAAATCTTTGGGGGCCGTTCGGAGCCGGTGGTTTCTTGTGTGTAGAAGTTACTGGGGCCTGTTCGTCTCGGAGCGAGGAGCGACTAGGTTCCAAAGTTTTAGCGGGTAGTCCGTTGGCTGCGTTAGCGCCCTTCTGCGGCACGTCGGCAACCTGCCCCATCCTGATGACCGCTTTTTGTCGTTTGATGCGGGTGAGCGTTTCTAGTTGGTTTGTGCGGCATGTGGCGCGAGTAGCCGTGAAGGGCGCTTGCGACCTGCGCGGCGCGAAGCGCCGCTAAACTTGTATTGAGGACACTTAAGAACACAGATACCTAAAAATACATAGGCGTCATAGGGAAGTAAGGATTTTTGAAACACAAAAGAAAAGGCCCCGATCAGCTGCAACTGGTCGAGGCCCTTGATAAACCTGCTGTAACAGGAATACCAATGAACGAATTAGATTATGAAACTGCTTTAGCGTCAATCGATTTCGCGCCGGTCGCCCGTGATGAGGATGCGAAAACGCCGGATTGGTGGGAAGCGGATCGCGTCAAGGGCACATGGCAAGACACCTACACTGCCCGCAAGCGCGTTTATGCCGATGGTCAGTGCGTCGTCACCGTGACCAAGGATAAATCGTTTGTAGGCCCTGCGCAGACTCGTCCGAGGGCAAAGCGTGGCGAATCTGAGGAACGTCTCCGCAATGAAGAGGATGCCGGTCGGCGCGCTAAGCAAAAGGTCCGCGACTGCTGCAAGGCTATTTCGGCTGACCGTATGGTCACGCTGACATATAGGGAAAATATGACGGACCGGGATAGGGCGGCGAAAGACTTTAAGGCGTTTTGCCGTCGCCTGGGCAAGGTGCAGAAGTTCCACTATGTGGCGGTCATAGAAGAGCAGGAACGGGGCGCGCTCCATTTCCACATCGCTGTGCGCGGTCGCCAGTGCTATGCCTTGCTGCGCTCGATCTGGCAACGTGTGGTGGGCGTAGGAGCTGATGGTCAGCAGATGGGACAAGCGAATGTTCGCGATCCGCATGCGTTCGGTTTTGGTGTCAAGGGCGCTCACCGGCTGGCCAGCTACATCGCCAAATATTGCGGCAAGGTGATGGACTGCCGCGAACTGAATCAAAAGCGTTATTTCCGTTCGAGGGGCATTGTTCTGCCGGAGATGCAGTATTGGCGTTTACCGAACTGTACCTGCATGCTCGATGCTGTCCACGCTGCATTTCGAATGATTGAGGGCCACGCCATGGAAAACTTGGATACGTGGTGTAACAACGCATTGGGTGTCGTGTATTTGGCGACGGCTCCGGGATTGCCGGTTGAGTCGGATGTGCCGTTTTGACGTTGGAATTTCTGTTACTTGTCACATCAATTCACGCTTGTTGGTTTTGATGTATAGTTTCCTTGCAGTAACTCTTTAAGGATTCAAGATGCGTTTTGATGCAAGTGATCTTGTTGAGTTGGTTTCGTCCTTCGATGTAAAAATATGGGAGGATGCAGAGGCTAGATGGTTGATTGAAAAAGCTGGCAAGGCTTCGCTGCACTCAGATAAGTTTATCTTTGGCTGGCTCCGTCCTCATTTGGTGGGCAGGGAGTTGCGATCAATAGATCGGGCGTTTGTGGATCTCATTAAGATGCGCAAGATGGCGTCTGGTGTAAAGCCTGCTACAGTGAACAGAACCCTGGCTCTCCTACGCTCGGTGCTTCGCGCTGCTCGCGACTGGGAATGGATAGAGGGTGTGCCTAAGATTCGGCTGCTGGCTGAACCCAAGAAGCGCGTAAGATACCTGCTTAAGTCTGAGGCGGAATCGTTGTTGTTTGAGTTGCCATTACACTTGTCGCATATGGCTGCGTTCTCGCTTGCTACTGGTTTGCGTAAGGGGAACGTTTTGGGGCTTGAATGGTCTCAGGTTGATCTGCTCCGCCGGGTAGCTTGGATTCATCCTGATCAGTCGAAGTCGCGTGTCGCAATTGGCGTACCTCTAAACGACGACGCTCTACGCATTCTTTCTTTGCAGGTAGGCATACATCCGAAATTCGTTTTTACGTATGACCGTAAACCGGTGCAGCAAACGACTACTGCTGCATGGTATAAAGCGCTTAAGCGATGTGGTATTACTGATTTTCGATGGCACGATTTGCGCCACACTTGGGCAAGTTGGCATGTCCAGGGCGGTACTCCCTTACATGCATTGCGGGAGCTAGGCGGGTGGGAAAGCGATTCGATGGTTCGACGTTATGCTCATTTTTCTGTAGGGCATTTAGCGATTTACGCTGGCAAGCTTCCAAGTCTTACAGCTTGCTGTACTGTTGTCAGTGACTGA